ATAATACTCCACGTATAGGCGCGTATAAAGGGGGTAATCACGGTAATGAGGGATGTGATGGTCAACGACGTGATAGTGATTGCGTATTGTTTCATCTGCGCAACGTTGGCGGATTCTTTGTAAATGTGTTTTTGACCGCGCATAAAAGTGATGAGTATATCCATTTCGTTGGAATATTTGTTGTTTTTATCGTAATATTTCGAGAGTGATTTTTCGATTTCTTCGTATGTGATTTTCTTGTAATTCATTTTGGTATTGTGGGTGAATACGTTCTCTACTTGGTCGTGCGCCAATTGGAAGTCGCCGACACCATCCCCCTTCTGTGATGTAGGTGGTTTTGTCAAAGGTAGGGTAGTCGCGTGTTCGTATTCGGAAATATCGGATTCACTGTTATTGGATGAAATGGGACTATTACTCTCGATAAACATCGTTTCCAATGCGGTGCGTGTTTGATTCTCGAATAATATGCTATTTGTTTTGTGTATCGATGGTGGCGGGCCGATGAAATGTTGTAATTCATTGTTTATTTTTTGTAGAAAGGTGGTTTGGGATGGATTTTCGTAGGTGTTTTCGATATCGGAAACGTGGTATTCATCGTAGGAGATGGTTTGTTCTGGCGGTGATTCTTCGTCGACGAAATCGTCATTACATATATCGTATGATTGTTTTTCGGGAGTAGTCATTGGGCAGTTAGGTGTATAATCCTTTTTATGTTTATATGTGTTTTTTTGTGTAAGATTTATCGACACATACACAAAATTGAATAATACCTCCAGTATAAAAGAGAAATATACAACAATCGAATGATATGAATATTGGATTAATTTTAAAAAATGTTGATATTTGAAAAAGATTTACCTACGAACTTCGACTATGAACAATTATTATATGCGCTTTGTAATATGGCAAAGTTCATCAATGAATGTTATGTGTATGAATTGTTTGTAGAGGTAAAGAATCGTGTCGTATTATACAGTATGGATAATACTGTGGTGGATATTGAAAATTGTCCTTGTGGTTTGGTTTATAACGTAATAAAAGAAGACGATGAGATAAATGTCTATATTATGTTTATTGCAACAGAATATAGATATCGGAAAGCCGGATATGCTTCTTTATTTATAAAGGAATTTATTCATTTTATTACGGAAAAATATCGCGAACGGTTTACAAACATATCGATAGTATTGGATTCAGTGGAACCGGCAGTGACCTTTTATGAACATTTTGGATTCACGTGGACTATTACAGATGAAAAACATAAATCGGTGTTTGATATCGATGAGACAAACGAGAATGAGCATTTTATGATGGTGTACAAATGTGCGAAGTATTCCGGAGACGGCAAAACGTAAGTGCCTTTGGATTTATATCTCATACAAAATTGATTTTATATTTGTACATAGATGTGTATACAAAACAACCCTAACCATTATTATATTTCCAACATACAATACTATATCACCCCACAAACAATTGATAAGACTCAATGATGGATACTCCCGAAGTATATCAAACCGAAAAAGAATACCGTAAAAAACTTCGAGAGTTCGAGAAGAAATACGAAACACATATGATAGTCACTTCGCGATTTACGAATGAAACCTTTTCCGAGAATGAATCGTTTCGCAAAAAGAACACAAAAGTAGGATGTGTATATTGTTCGCCTAGCCCTATGACAATGAAATGGGGCGAAGAAAAACGCCTCTTTGTATTCGAAATGAACAACAGTATCAACCAGATAGAAGGAATCGGTGTGATTCAGAACAAACCAATCGTAAACAAATACAAGGTATATGAAACGTTTTCGTATAATCGATATACGTATATTGGCCGATATCGTATTTCGCGAAAAGATATGACCGAAGAGGAAGAAGAAATCATGAAGGTGTTTGACCGATTTTGTTTTACCGGTGCCAAGAATTTGAAACGCGGAAAAGGAATTACTGCATTTCCAATTGAAATATTATATAAATGTTCCAAACATATGGATTTAGTGGAGTTTGTTCGTAATATGTTTAAAAAGCGGTTTTTCAAGAATGTTCGGACGACGGAGGAGGGAGAAAATTCGCAAAACTCTGGAGAACGTTGTTCGTAGGAGTTTCCAATACACAAACATCGACATAAATAGGCGCGAATGAATACAACCATAAAAAAATATAAACGCCCAATATAAAGTAATAATATATGACACATGATTTATATGATGTATCCGCTTATTCGGACGAAGAATTATTTGATATTTTAGAGTTGGATAATCCGAGCGACCGAGTATTGGAAGCAAAAATATTGAGTATGGTTCATCGGTATGATTCGATGGAAGGGGAAGAGGCCGAATTATTGAGTGCTTTTTTCATCGATATTTATACACGTTTTTTTGATACGGAAATCGACCATTCCGGTTCGGATTCGGATGCAGATTCCTCGGATATAGAAGAGGGGTTTGTAGGATATGGCGTGGAAGGCGACCCCAATAGTAAGGTCCAAGAATACACACAAGGCGGATATCGAAAAGACGCGACGATGAATATTCCATATGCCGATATGAATGCTACCGGGGATATTCGGACAAATCCACAAGGCGACCGTTATTCGGGGGGGTATGGCGGAAAAGGGTATGCGGCAGGTGGAAACGTAAATAATCCGGAATACTCTCAAAAGTTGAAAATGGGGAAAGGGTATGGGATAGACAATCGTGTGTTGGGGAATAATGTTTCGTATAGTAATTTCGTGGGAAATACAGAACAACTAGATGAAAAGGGAGATGTGATTCAAACGAAAAATGGACAAGGACCTAAAATCACACAAACATTTGGCGTGAACAAAGTGGTGAATCGGGGAACATTAAAAACAAAGGATGATTCGGGAAAACCGTTGGACAATACGCAATTGACCAAACAGGTGGATTATTCCAAAGACGTGTTGAATCCATTATTAAAACAAACAATCAAACGTGTAATCAGTATTGATAGTCAATACCGTGAAAACAAGCAATCTTCATCCACCGAGTTCACGTTTAATTTATCAGAACCACTGAAAGATGTGGTTTCGTTGAAATTATATTCCATACAAATCCCGTATACGTGGTATACAATCAATAGTAGTTTTGGTGGAAACTTTTTTTATATTAAAGGAAATTCACCGGGAATTGATAATGGAGACCACGACCATAAAATCGAGATTCCTTCGGGAAATTATACGGCGAGTTCGTTGATTGACAATCTTCAAAGAGGTATCCAAGCATTGAAAGACACGATTTTCGATGTCAGTTTCGGGACAACATCCATTACCTATAATTCGAATTCCGTGTTATCTACGATTACAATCGATATGAAAGAAATATTTGGCGAATCCCATTATTATTTGGAATTCCCCACATTACCGACATCAGATCCACGCAGAAACACTACATTGGCTGGTTTTTTGGGATATCATAACCGGACATATGATGTATGTAGTGTATTTTCGAATTATATATCCAATACGCGTATTGCGCAATCGAATGTCACTATTCCGGAAAACACAAACATTCAAATCAAGACATACACAGTAGGGAATACTATCACCAATGATTATTCTACACAAGGTGATTCGTATGTGGAATATGGAAATATATCGATACCGGTTTCTGCACGAACCAACGTTACTATTAGTGATGTTGTTTCGGAAATCAACGCGGTATTCTTGACACGTAGTGAATTCGACCCGGCTCATTCGTTTGTCCGTTTGGTGGATTCCGGATTGTCCGACAATACAAAACGTATACAAATGAATATTAAATGGAAACGTTCGTTTATACGAAGCGTGGAATTCTTGAAAACAGTAGTGATACTTCCCAGTTCATGGGTAGGAAACACGAGTGCGTTTCAGTTTCCATCGGTCATTAACGAAACGAATCGTATTATTTCGGAAGAACCTATGTTGAAATCGAAATATATAATCGAACCCAGCGCAAATACGATTCAGTTTGAATGTATTCATCCGGGATATACGACTGCGCCTTTCAACTATAATATCGTAGTACCAGAATCTTCCGGAAATGGATATAAACTGGAAGAATATATTCAAACCATCAATGACGCGATCGAAACACAAAATATCAATGACCGAATATTGGGTACACGTATCTATAGTGTTAGTGATACATCGTATGTGAATATGGATGTTCGTATTAACAAAGTGTTTACAAATGAAGAGTATACCATTACGTTTCTAGGAACAAATATTGCGGCTTTATTTAATCAACCAGTCGGAGTTCCAATGACATTGGGAGATACGATATTTAATACAGCAAATCACGTTGGAGCAGTAATTATTAATAATGATAATAATGATATGGACAACATTCGTATTCAATCCAAAATAGACCCTGCATTACAATATACCATAGTATTTCGTAAGATTGTTTCGACCAATGCCCAACAGGTTACAAAATTGATGCTTGAAGATATAAGTGGATATACCATTGATGGAGAATTAGACGAGTATAATAAACGACCATTTATAAATTCAATAATGAATTATGTAGATAGTGGAGATTTAACCACCATCACATTAAAAATAAATGTTTCTCAAAAATTAATTACCAAAGATTATCGGTTGAAGTTTATCAGCACACAAGCACCGAATACGTGGAATACCTACTTACAGTTTGATAGTTTGTATAATTTGGACGCAGTGAATCCAAATCCGAATATCGAGAATCCGATTATCACTATACAAAACAATCATCCCGTATATGATAATCAGTTGATAGTAAACGAAACAAACAATTATTTCGTATTGAAATCTTTTTCAGATGTAAACGGCTTGACGTATCAAGGCGCTGGTTTGTATGATGTATCTATCAATATAACCCCCACCATTATAAACGCAAACCATAAATATACGGTGGATGAAATATTCGACGCAATCAATGCGCGTTTAGCCGAAAATCCGTTAACGGCTGGGTCAAAGATTTATACGGTGGGAACGGAATACAGTGGGAAAACGGTGTTGCGTGTGAATATAAACAAGGCGTTTCGAACACAAGATTTTCGGTTGGTGTTCTATGACCCGTATAGTTTTGTCAGTTGTTATAGTGGGGCTTCGAAAAGTGGAAGCAAATCAGTACAAAACGCGACGTGGGATACGACTGTAGGGTGGATTCTCGGTTTTAGAGAATATATTATTTATTATTTGGATAGCGACGAATATATAAACGCAAGTTTCAGCGACCGTATTCATTATAATGACAATAAAACGATTTGTACATTAACAGGCGATACTACGGTGAGTACCAGTCTATATAATTATTTTTTAATCGCGCTCGACGACTATACGCAGAACCATTTAAATGATGGGTTGGTAACGATTACTACACAAGAAAC